ATCTCCGAGTGAGCTTCGACTCTCACTGCTTGAGTGGATGTCACAAAACAAGTATGATGCTCGGGCGCTGGCGGCCATTAAAGGTGCGCCTGACTATGTCCCGGAACTCACGGCCTCAAAGCTTGCACGGGCCATTCTTCGGGGAATGACCCCCGTGCATCGGGAGGGCAAGACAAATGACACGGCATACATCCGCGCCCGTATCAAGGAGGCCTTGGCCGAAATCGCCTTGGGCCTACACGGCTCACGGGCTCAGGCTCGAAAGGATCCATCTCCGGGTCAGAACCCCATTGATCGTGTCCGGGCAAAGGTTGGACGAACCGTGTTGTGTGATCTTGAAGAGATGCTTGACTCCTGGATCACGGATGCACAAAAGGGACAGGCGCCAGTGTTTGGACTTTCTCTGATCAAGAGGCTTGAGGCTAACGCCATTCCCGGGTCCGGCGTTGCGAGCGTCAAGGAGTGGCTTGATCGATATCTCCGGGAGTTCACGGAGGCCGCTTCTGGAAAGGATCCGGCCCTCACTCAGGCCTATTCGTACATGCCGAAACGTATTCTTAAAACATGGATCGAATCACTCAAAGGCATGCACCTTGAACTTGAGACATATTTGCTCGGGAAAAAGGCGCTTCGACGGCCAAGGGCCAAGCGAGTTAAGTCGGCGGATAAGCAAACGGCCAAGCTCAAGTTTCTCTCTTCATCCAAGGAATATGCGGCCAACTCCGTGTCTCCGCTCTCGATCCCGGGCTCGCGACACCTGTTCCTGTTCAACACGGCCTACAAGGCGCTTCACTACTATGAGGCGGATGGCCCGTCTGGGCTCTCCGTTCGAGGCTCTTCGATCCTCGGGTTCAATCCGGCAACATCCTTTGTTCAAGGCCTACGTAAGCCTCTGATCCACCTCCCTATCGTGTTGGGTAAAACCATCACACAGATAGGCAAAGAGCTTGAGAAGCTTTCAACCAAGCGAAGGCCCGCACGGGGACGCGTTAACGCGGACACGCTCATTCTCCGAACAATCTAATGAAAACCCCACACGAAATCATGCCCGTGCTCACCAAGCACTCTCTTGCCGAGCGCACGGAATTGCTAGTTCATCGAGACAAGATCAGGTATTCCGAGGCGATCACGCACATCTGCCAGTCACTTGGCCTTGATCCATCTGACATTGTTAAGTTGATCTCTCCGCCTCTCTATGCCAAGATTGAGGCCGAGGCCATGGCATACAACTTCATCTCAAAACGCAACAAAAACACGGCCTCGCTGGTATACGCATGAAAGACATCCCCACGGACAAGATGACCCCTGAAGACACGCAGAAAGTTCGATCCATGATGGAGCTTTATTCGAACGGCGTCACTCCTCCGCCCGAGATCCTTGCGGAGGCCAATGCACTTGTCGAGAAATACGGCATCAAGGTTAATCGTAATCCGCCCAAGCTCAAGAGCCGATTCATCAAGATCAGGCATAATGTGGTGGGACCTGATGGCACGATCTTGCCTTTCAGAAACCCGGTCCCGAAGCCTTGAATCGGAACGATCAGCGAATTGGCCCCGTGGATGCATGGCGAATCTTTTCGGCCATTCGCCTTCATTTCACGGGGTCATATGATGCGCACAGGTACAATTTTCGAATGCCTAATCTCAAGGCCTCGGCATTTGAGTCCAGAAAGGATCGATATTACTTTGAGAGGGCGGCCAAGCGATACCCGGCCCATGACGACTATGTCTGGTTCTGTGTGTCCAATATACTGTGCGGAAACAAGTGGATTGGAGACACGACCGATGAGCCCGTGACCGAGACACGGGCCAGGCTTGACTCACTCACATATCGATTCACGGCCGACACTCGGAGGCTCTCGGAGGCCTACTCGAGCCTTGACCTGATTCTCAGGCCGATTGGTGGGAGGCCTCCTGAGATTTGGACGCAAAGGCTGCTTGGAAACATCTCGCTTGAAACGGTCTCCATCTTTGAGGCCTTAACGGGTTTCCTGGCCGAGAGCATTCGCAAGGTGTCTGACCCGCTCGGGATGCATCACGCAAATTTCATTATCGCACAGAAATATGTCCCATTTCTCAAGGATCGGATTGAGCTGTGCAAGATGAAAACGATTGTCACGAATATGTTTACTTCCTGACAAATCCTGGTACAATAAATAAGTAAGCAAGGGACACGAGGTCGGGCCTCTTGCTAATACACTGCAACACACAACATACGGAACAAAATACATGTCATTCGAAAGTCTTAAAATCAATCGTGCGGCGGCTATCTCTAAGCTGACCGCGGCCGCCGACAAGATCGGCTCTTCAACCAAATCATTTGCCGATGATCGCTTCTGGGCACCGACCGTGGATAAGGCAGGAAATGGATACGCCGTTTTCCGCTTTCTTCCTGCGGCGGAGGGTGAGGATATCCCGTGGGTTCGATACTGGGATCATGGATTCAAGGGCCCATCTGGTCGATGGTACATTGAAAACTCCCTGACCTCGATCGGGCTTCCTGATCCGCTCTCTGAGCAGAACACCAAACTCTGGAATTCCGGAAGAGAGGAGGACAAGGATCTGGTGCGTACTCGTAAGCGTAGGCTCCATTACGTGTCCAACATCTTTGTCGTGTCTGACCCCGGAAATCCGGCAAATGAAGGCAAAGTCTTTTTGTTCAAGTACGGAAAGAAGATCTTTGACAAGATCCAAGACGTTATGCAGCCTCAGTTCCAAGACGAGGCTCCTGTTAATCCGTATGACTTCTGGACCGGCGCAAACTTCAAGCTTAAGATTCGTCAGGTTGAAGGATACAGGAACTATGACAAGTCCGAGTTCGATAAGCCTTCGGCGCTCTTTAATGCGGATGAGACTCGCCTCAAGGAGGTTTATGATAAGCTCTATGAGCTCAAGACCTTTATCGATCCCAAGACATACAAGTCATATGCGGAACTCGCGGCTAAGTTGGCCTTGGTGCTTGGAGAAGATGGAAACTACGGCGCCGAGTCCGCGGAGGCAGTGGAACTTCCCGTGCCTCGCCCAGGTAAATCCTTGGCTCCTGTCCAGGCGGCCTCAAAGGCCACCCCAAGCCTCGTTGAGCCTGAGCGGCCCGAAAGCCTTGACGACGATGGAGATGACACCTTGAGCTACTTCGCCAAGTTGGCCAAAGCCTAAACCGCCCACAAAAAAACCAACAGAAACAAGGAGGGCCTCCATCAAGGGGCCCTCCTTTATCATGTCATCCGTCAGAATGCGGGTGAGAGAACCAAGGCCGTGGATCGATCAGGCATGTATCCGGAATTGACGATCGTGGAAGTTACATTGTTGGTGACATTTGAAGACCCTTGCCCGGATGCACCTGAGCCACCCATCGGCATCGTGACCATGGGAGTTCCGGCCGCGGCAACGGACATGGAATCCGACTCAGCCTGAAGCTGACCCATCTGACGTGATGTCTTAGGGGCGGTCGTGGAAATGGCCGAATTGATCCGATCCATGGCATTGGCCGTTTCCGTCAGACCCTTGGCAAGGGCCGCGAGCTTCATGAGCTTGTCAACTGGAGACTCTCCACCCAGGAGTCTACCAAAGAATGCGCCAATTCCCGCGACGCCTTGACCTACGCCAAATGCGGCAAGTGCAACTCCCACGGCACCGATCGCCGCGGCCGTGACTAGAAGTTCAGGCCCGATTCCCGCAAGCGTGATGAGCGGATCAACCATGCCTCCTAATCCTTCAGAAAAAAGTGACATGCCTTTTCCAGCCATAAGCATCGCCGCGCCGAATGCCATCGCCGCGAGTCCGAGGCCACCTAATGCAAGAATGCCGAGTGGAAGGACGCCTGAGGACCAGAGCGTGCCTAACACCATGGCCCCAGCCGCAAGCAGCGCAATCGCCGTGACGCCAATCGCAACATCTCCCCAGCCCACTTCAGAGAACTCCTGAAATGCTTTGGCCATCAGATAGACAGGAGCGGCCAAAAGCGCCATGGCCAGAATGCCTATAAACACCTTGGGTTTTGCCAGCGCGGAGAGGCCATCGGCGATTCCTTGAAATATGCCAGAGATCACTTGGCCGATAGCATTTCCTATCTTGGCAAACGTGCCCGAGAGAGCTTCGGCGATGGATCCAAGCCGTTTGGCAAATTTGTCGAAGCTCGCAAGCCCTTTCATATTTTCGGCGCTTCCGAGAATTGTTCCTAGTTTAGAAAACAAAGGACCAATCAGCCTCACGGCACCTATGCCAAAAAGCACTTTACTCCACTTAACTTCTGCGAATGAGGTGAATGCGGAGGACAATGAGCTTAGGTTCGCCGCACCTCGTTCAATGGACTCTTTTCCGAGTCCAGTAACCATTTCACCCATCTTATCAAATCCACCCTTGGTGCTTTTTATCATCGAAGGAAACTTTGTTCCTAGCATGTTAAGCGTGGAGCCTTTAAGTATGGATGATATAGTTTGTCTAAACTTTATCTCGGGCACTTCATTGCTCCCGCCTCCTTGAGTGCCTCCTGAGTTGCCTCCGGACACAAAGTTGCCTCCTTGAGGGCCTCCTGAGTTGCCGGCAGGCACAGAATTAAGACTTCCGATACTCTCAATCGAGCGTATCATGCTCTTGAACATTTCAGCCGATGCATTGCTTGATTGAACCAATACATCAAACATAAACCCAATATCGACATCAAGGCCTCCCAAGGCTTTATTTGTCACCTTGAGTTCCTCCACTATGTCTGTAAATGTCGCGTTGGGCATGATTGTTTATCTCCGTTTTGCGGCTTCCATCTCTTTTCTCTGCTTTTCATTTTCATCTTTGATGAATTGAATCAAGAGACCTACGTAAATTTCCCTTTCCCATGGTATCATATGTTCCAATTCCGTCAATGAGTATCCATGCCGCTGGATCATCTCAAAGTTGACATTGTAGAAATTGGCCAGAGAGTCATGGGAAAGGCCTATGCGAAAAAACTTTGGATTCCTGATAGAGTGATCTCACTTTGACCCGTGCACTTTGCGCAGGTGAACTTGATTTCCTTTTCAAGTTTAGGGAGGCTCGTGACAAACTCCTCTATCTTTCCAATTTGTGCTCGATTAAGTGAATCGATAAAGGCCATGATCTCTTCCTTTGACACGTCCTCGACCGGATACACCTTTTCACGATCAAAGATGGTTTCGATCGACGCGGCCAGAAGCTCCATGATTCGGGCCGTTTTATCTGATGGATCTGGCAAATCAAGCCGTGATAGGCTCTTGATGGAAATTGGCCTGAGCGTGATGCCAACGTTCTCCGTGAGCCAGATGCTTTTCTTGATGTCCTTGCCATTTGGAAACTTAACCTCGACTTCGTCAATGTTAATGTCAACCGGAGTCGATCCATCACACGTCTTGCACTTAACCTGAAGTGTGACATTCTCGCCCACGGACTTTGCCCTGAGCTTCAAGAACAGGTATTCGAGGTCAAAGATTGCCAGGTCATCAGGGTTAATCTTGTCAAATGTGCATGCGCGGATAACCTCTTTCATCGCGCGAAGCATCTGGCGTTCATCATTGGATTCAAGGGCGATCATGAGGATCTTCTCTTCCTTGACAAGATATGGGCGAAATTCCACCACCTTCTTGGAAGAAGGAATCATGGTTTCAAATTTAGGCGTCTCAAGTATAGGTAGCATCATGGTTTATTTATCCTGATCTTTTACCGCCCGTCTTATCCTTGACGATATCATCATATGTCATGGTCACGGTCATCTTTTGAACTTGATCGTTTGCGGAAGAATCAAGCGTGATGGCGGATATCGATGTGGGATATGCTTTTTGCAGTATCACTGAATACGCCTTATTGTTCTCAGAGTCAAGCTGCTCAATAGTCACGTCCGATGAATAGTCTTCCTGATACGGGATGCGATAACTGATCGGGTCAACCACCCGCTCAAGCCATGAATCAAACAGTTCTTTGAGGTAAAAATCCGACGTGAGAAGAAACGTGAATGACACATCCTCGTTTGTGTATCCTGTCGGAATTTTAACTGGATGACGAACGGGTGCATAATCCGTGGTGGTGATTGCATGCGTCGGTATTGAACAGCTCTCGCACAAGATGGCAATCTCTTGCGCGGCCCGTGTGTTTCCTCCTGGCACGGAGAATATCACATTAAAGCGATTGGTCTTGGCCAATCCATTCCTGGTTGCTAGGATGGCTGAGAGAACGTCGGTTGAAGAATTGTATCCCATAAGATTAAATTCCGGCCGTCTGTCGAGAATCAAGCCACACACCCGTTGCGCTCTTTCCAGCAAATTGCTCCGTTGGCATAAACACGGCAATGTCCCATTCCGGCGCAGGAACCATCTCAATTTTGGACTTAATGTGGCTGGTCAGGTAGTGTTTGAAGCATGGAGCAAACTCCTTGAATTTTGAGGCGGATGCGAGAAGCTTGTATGAAAAAACTATCTTGGTGTTCTCGTCAAGGTCCTTGGATGATGCAAAGGCCATGAGCTTGTCAAGAAACTTAGCACGAAGAAGCGGTGGAAGATAGTGAAGATTAAGGCCGTAGAATCCATCGGTCGCGGGCCCGACCATAAGTATGAGCGGGAACTTATCGTAATACGGAAGCTCACCTTTCCCTTTCGGGTCATAGATGAACATGAACATTCGGCCTGGAAGAGGCGCGTTCTTTTTGATAAGGGTTGAATCCGCAAGGATAGCCGAAGGATTTACCCGCCCAATGCTCTTAAGCCTCTTGATGAACCAATCTCGAGCCGCGACGGTTCTTCGAGTAATGCCTCCGGCGCTTGCCTCCGCGGAGAGTGTCTGAAATATTGAGTCGGCCATCGCGCTCTTATTTATAGACTTTTATGTGAGAAGTCTAATTCCTAGAGAGCGAAGTGTCTCTTCCGTCCACACATTAAATGTCCATCCACGGCTCTTGGCATAGGCATCGGCCGCATCCCACTTAGACTGATTCTTTACATAGGCAAGCACTTCCGTGATGTATCTTCGTGTCTGCCTGGATGGCTCTTTGGGCGGCACGGTCTGGCACTTAGGCTTGATTTCAATGAGAAATTGGCGCCCGTCCCGGAACTGGATGTGAAGATCAACAAAATACCGATGTGGCCGATTATCCGTTTTGCAGATGTACGGGATCACGATCTCCTCCGATGACCAGGCCACGATGTCGGGCGATTCATCCAGAAACCGGAATGTTTGCCTCTCCCAGAGAGAGCGAAACATGACGCGTGATCCATCGCCCGTGTATTTTCCTGGATTTTTAAGTGAGTAGCGCCCAGAATAAGCCATGACTTATGATATAAATAGTTTCATGTTTATTTATGTCAGAACCTGCATACAACTTCAACTTCAATAATCCAACCTACCGCCTGGCGGAAGAGCGTCGGCGAGAAGTGGAAAATGCCAGCCCTAAGCCTCCCGGGAATATATTTGGAGCGCCGCGACCTAAGCCCCGTGAAGGCAATCTTATACTGTCATTTCCATCTGACCTGAGCAATACTTTGGCTGGATATCCACATGTATCATTCTCCACGGTCACATCGCCCGGTGATGGCGCAACTGGGAATATGTTTAAGCATGTCCATCTTCCGATGCCGGTTGGCGTCTCATTTGGTGATGGCGGAAGTTACTCTTCAATTGACCTGGGTAAATTAGGCACTGGGGGAATGGATGCGCTGCAGAATGTTTTAAATGGTCAAGGCACGGTGGCGGATGCGCTTAAAACTGGTGTATCAGACACGGTGAATCAGGCAATGAATTTGAAGGCTATAGAAAAAGCCAGTATTATTTCCAAGTTTATTCCTAAGATCGGCGATAAGGCCAAAGAGATGGGGTTCTTTGCGCAAAAAAAGATTGATGCACCTAACACCAACACCTCATTCACGGGAAACACGGTCAGGACATTCTCATTTGCTTTCACGATGATCGCCAAGAACAAGGCCGATACGGCCGTGATCAAGGATATTCACAATTTCTTCAGGCGTTACACCTATGCCTCGGCCGATTCAAGTGCGCCAAACCTTATTCTTGACTATCCGCCTGTCTGGACGATCAAGTTTCATGCCGATGGGCGAGAAAATCCATATTATCCGCGCATATTCGGATGCTACCTGACAGGATTCACGACAACGTTCAACTCGAGTCAGAATGCATTTCGAACGGATGGATCACCGCTCGAGGTCGCGATTGGCCTATCATACCAAGAGACACGAGTCCTTAATGCGATTGACATTGAGGCACTTCAATCTGGAACTTCCAACCTTGGAATCGATGAAAATACTCAGCTTGCGACAAGTGCCACGACCGTACGTAAGACTCCTTAAAAAAGCCTATGTCATTTTTTCGCCAGTTTCCCATAACAACCTATGATTTTGGCGCCCTGATCCAAAACATCAATGTTCCTCGGGCCGATCAGATCAGGACCAGATCAGGCGTTAAGACCAATGTTGTTGACTTGTTTCGAAATGCCACGGTTAATCAGGGCAAGCTTAATGAGGCCATCGCATACCAGTTCTATCGGATTCAGAATGGCGATAGGCCTGATACGGTGTCGCAGCTCCTGTACCGAGATCCTGACTATTATTGGACATTCTTTGTGATCAACAATTCGCTCAAGTCAGGTCTTCCGGCGTGGCCTATGTCTCCGGGCCAGCTTGAGCGATACATGGCGGCGGAATATGACGATTACGGTGTGCTCGTCATGTCGGAATCCCTCATTCTGACGGGTATCGGATATGTGGATGGAAATGGCACGCTTAATAGGCCGACTCTTTCTGATCGCACCTGGTGGCTATCTCCAAAGCAAATTGCTAGTCGAGTAGGTCTCAATTCAGGTTGGTCATATTCGCTGAACGAAGCGGGGGTCAATCAGATCAACGCGCTGAATGGAATAGATTTCTCCACAAACCCTAACGTATGTCTTCGTGAAATAAGTTCTGGCGCATTGGCCAGGATCGTTAAGTATGACCCAGATCGAAATCAGCTCTGGATCAAGAAAGGAACGGTCGGAGTGATATCAATCGCCTCTCAGGCTAAGAATACTGGCGGCCCATTTTCACTGTTTCCACGAGCAGTCGTTTCAGGCGGAAATGGGATAGGATGCCTAGTGGAACCTATCCTGTCAAGTGGAAGCTCAGGATCCATCACGGGCCTTCGGCTTCTTGAGCCCGGATCAGGATATATCTCTGAATTTGATGGCGGCGTGCCCATCAAGGTGGCAATTGATGAGACACCGGCCATCTCCGCTGAATTGGCGATATATTCTGACCTCTATGGGAGGGTAGGATTAAGAGTGACTAATCCTGGCGCAGGATACAGTCGTCCTCCTCTTGTCGAGGTGACACATCCTATCCTGCTCGGTTCCACGACGGTGTTTCCTGGCCTAGCGTCATTCACGGCGCCTTTCACTGGCACTTCAGGATCAGTGACACTCACGGGGTCGATTACCTCAGGCTCGGTCACCACGGCCACCTGCACGGCCTCCCCAGGTGCCACTTCACTTACGATTTCGACTAATTCTGGAATTGTGGTTGGCATGGCAATGTATGGCGCCGCGGGCATTCCAGAAGGAACACGTGTCACAAGCGTCACATCTCCAACGGTTATTGGTATTTCCACCGAGATCAATCTCGGTGGAATATCATCCGAAACTGTTTATTTTTCACACATTGCCGCGGGTATGAATGTCACGGGGCAAAATATTCAGGCAGGATCCGTGGTTAATTCCGTGATCATCTACTCACTTCTCAATCACATAGTCGTTAATATCTCTAAGCCTCTCTATGGCAATATTTCCTCCGCGACATTAACATTCCAGAGAGGTATACCTGGCTACGGTAATATTGATGTCATCACTCCTACGGGCTCTACGCTTATTGCGGGCAATCTCGTGGGTGGTAATATTTCCGTGACCGGCGCGCCGGTCACCAAGATAAATGCAATATCAACACCGTTGCCTATACCGGTCGCATCTCGAACTACAATCAATGCTACATTTTCAAGCATTACTGGCTCAAGTACAATCGTTGTTCAATTGGATAACGGACTCCAAGCTGGTCAGAAAGCCGTGGGTGGAAATCTAGGGAGTATTACGGATGGCTCCGTTTCTGTCCTTTCCGTCGGCTCTCCGGTAGTAAAGAGTGTACCAAGTGCCGGTTCCATATCACCTCCAGACTCGGGCGTGGGCGCGCCCAGTGCGGCAGACACTGTTAGAGTTAACATCTCCACTGGCAATATACCTCAAATCTCTCTTCTTGATTATGTAAGTGGAGCAAATCTGTATACGGACGCCATCGCTTCAGGAGGTCTTGTTGGCCCATTTCAAGTAGTCGGGATAGATGCGTCAAATGGACGAATTAACATTATAAATCGAGGAGGTGGCAATTTCACTTCAGGCAGTGTGATTTCTTCTGGTTCCAGTCTTACTTTTACTCGGTCATATTCCAAGGTGGTGCTAGCCACGGCCGGGAGCTATTTTTCCTCTGCCGTAACGGCGAGTGCAACATCTCCACTTTTGTTCTACACGGCCACCTCAACAAACTTAAATCTACAAACTACGGGTATTCCATTTCCTGTACCCGTGGTCACAACGACAAGCTCAGGCTCGGCGCTCGCGCCACTCTCAATTGCAGATTCAAGTGGAAATATAATCACGGTCGGATCAATCGCCGTAGGTATCCTACCTACTACTGGGATGACCGTGGACGCTTTTGGTCGAATAGTGTCCGATCCAGTTTTAGTGAGTGTGATGCCATTTATATCTGGAGTATCGGCAAAGTTTATCCAGCCTAAAATAGAATTAACCGTGTCGGCCAAGATCATTGACTCATCATTTATCGATAGGCTAACGACATTCAATCCATCTGATTTTCCGACACAAGTGCCATCTACCTTCACGCTTGAGACGCTTAATCCAAATTTCACAAATCTTAACCCTGGATCAGAGTTCAATTTGGCCGCTTCGGCCAATTATGCCTGGACCGTATCATATAATGATTGGCGGGATGGAAATTCAGAGAAGTTCATATCTCCGGCGATTCCAACGGCAAATCTGATCTTTTCTGGCTCAGTGGTCACATACGCGCCATATGCGACCATTGACTCTGCGCGAAATGCGCCATATTCATATTCCGATTCAGGTGGAAGAAATGTGACGGCCCATGATGCACTTGCGGGAAATGTAGCTCCGGTCTCCACCACACTGTATGCGGATCATGAGCTCGAGCTCAATGATGCGCGGGCAAATATACGCGTGGTGCGCGCGGAGGATATTCGAGCCTTCGCCCAGACATATCGCACAACCATCAACACATAATGCCCACTACCCGCGCAAATGTAAAGCCTAACACGCTCAAGGCCCTCACGCCTCTTGCATACAATATTGATGCAATTGTCCTGACCAATCACGCGGGCAAAACCGCCGACATTCAGAACATCATCACGGATTTCTCGATCACGGAGTCTCTCTACACATCTTCGCTTATTTTCAAGGCCAACATCAAGGATGTTGCGAACTTTATCGAAGAATATGAGCTTAATGGGCAAGAGACCATCGATGTTAAGATTGGGCGCCAGGACTATGCCTCCGCAGAGATCCTGAGCGTTGATCTGAAATTCTTTGTCACGGAATATCCATTGTATGGTCGCGCGGACAAGCAACAAAGCACGCAGGTATATGCGATTGTTGGTGTCTCAAGGCATGCGTACCTCTCAAAACTTCTTCGCATTTCACGCGCCGTCCAGAATGTGACATCTGAAGAGATTCGAAGTATTTTAGCCAACGATCTCAATGCCTCAAAGATCGGGACATGGGACGCGGCCTCCTCTCGCTTTCACGGCGTTATCCCGTACATGAACCCGCTCGACGCGGCCTCCTGGCTTCTTCGTCGAACATATGACACGGCCAAGTCCGCGCCGTTCTTTCTCCATGAGACACTTCGAGATGGCATTCAGCTCAGATCATATGCGCGCCTCCTTGATCCGGCAATCAATCCGATCCATCGCACGTATTTTGACCATAAGATTTTCAACACGGTCGCGGGAACGGAGGCGGACTTTAAGCAGCGCCAGGAGAGAATTTACTCAATTTCATCGGAGTTCAAACTATCCAAGATTCTTCCGGCGATGGGTGGCGCATATGGGTCAACTGGCCTTTTCATGGATCTTTCAACCAAGAAATTATCGACGGAAGTTTACAACTATTCGGATGCGTTTGATGATACCGTGACCCTGAATGGATATTCTCTCCTCTCAGATAAATTCATGCTTCCGCTTAAAAATGCCGACAAGCGCAATGGCAACGCATCAGGCACGATAAGCGATATTCAGAGTCCTTCTTCAAAAGGATTTCAGGACATGCACAATGCCAAGCGAGGGCATGTTCCAACCAACAAATACGCATTTTCATCTGACGGATCCGTCTCGAACTATCATGGCCTATCTCCGGCCAACCTCTCATATCTTGACGCGTTTAACGAGAACATGGATGCATTTGTCCATGATCTCACCATTGCCGGTGACTTTACACTGTCGGCAGGTAAAAGGGTGGTTCTTAAAATTCCCAAGGCGATTGACTTTGGCGCATATGATAAAACGGCCTCGAAAAGCGATGATGACATCTATGATCGCGTTCTTTCGGGAACGTATATCGTGACATCGATCATACACACATTTGGCGCGGAGTATTATTGCAAGCTTCGCGTTAAGCGGGATTCACTCTCATACGACATCAATAAATAATGTATGGATCCGAAAGACAATTTTGCCAATTCAGCCCAGACCTATTGCTGGTTTCACGGCGTGGTTGAAGATGTTAATGATCCTCTCGAAATGGGTCGTGTCAGGGTTCGGTGTGTAGGATATCACACGGATGACCTATCGGCGATTCCTACGGCATCACTTCCTTGGGCAATTGTCACACTCCCGGTTAATTCGCCATCCATGGCTGGGGCTGGAATATCCGGGACCGGCGTGCTTCGTGGCTCATGGGTGATTGGCTTTTTCCGCGATGGCCAATCCGCACAGGATCCTTTGATCATCGGGACCGTGCCTTCTCAATCGTACAAGGCCGATAAAGGGAGGGGATTCTCTGATCCGACCGGAGTCAATCCCAAGACTGAAGGCGTGGATACTCCGCTCGCGGCGACATCAAGGTACAAAGAATCTAGCGCATACAAGCTCAAGGCCGCGGCCGGGACCATTTCAGGCCAGCCATCTTCTGACTCCCGGATCAGGCCGACTTATCCGCTTAACCAGGTCCTGACCACCAATTCTGGTCACACGGTCGAATATGATGATACGCCCGGATATGAGCGGATATCAATCACCCATCGATCCGGCTCGTTTATCGAATTTGATGCGGCGGGCAACATGCACATGTTCACGGCCGGAAATGTGTATCATAAAGTAGCTGGAAACTATACCTTGAGTGCCACACGAATAGACCTGAATCCGTAATAAATAGAAGTGCATGAGCGTTGCGAATTCAGATTTCAACAAGAGTGGGGTCACGCCGCTCAATGTAGCGCAAGCTCCTCTCTATTCTGACCTTGATCTTCGTCTCGGCGTTATAGGCAAAAAAAACGGTGGAGGCTCCGGCGACATCACGCCTCTCACGGACATTGACGCGGTTAAAAATGCCGTTAAGAACTTGGTCCTGTCAAACTATCACGATCGACCGCATCAGCCATTTCTAGGAAGCAACATTCGAGCGCTCCTGTTTGAAAATGCCAACTATTTAACGGCTCAGGCTATTCAGAGCGAAATTACTAGGGTGCTCACTGACCACGAGCCCCGTGTCAACAATGTCAATGTTGTGGTCGTGGATAATAGTGACACCAATGAGTATCGGGTCACGATAGAATTCACGATCGTTTCTCTAAATAGACGAGGCCGCATTTCATTCTACCTTGAACGTCTCCGGTAACAATCTTAAATACACAATATGGCACAAGCGACCCTCAATGTTACGGAACTTGATTTCGACCAGATCAAGGCAAATCTTAAGTCATACTTTAAGCGGCAATCGTCGCCGTTCACGGATTGGGATTTCAATGGCTCTGGCCTCAACATGCTCCTTGATGTCTTGGCATACAATACGCAATACAATGCGATGCTGGCGCACATGACCCTGAACGAGAGCTTTATTGACACGGCACAGCTTCGCTCATCCGTTACATCTCAGGCTAAATTGCTCGGATATCTCCCGCGCTCCGTTAAAGGAGCTGAGGCCCTGCTCGCCGCCACATTCACGGCAAATCCAGCTTCGGCGGCGACAACATATACTCTTCCGCGTGGAACACAGTTTACCTCGACACTTAATTCCGTTGCATACACGTTTGTCACCCCCGCCGCGACAAACGTTTCTAAATCATATGATGGGACATACAAGTTCACATATGGCGTGATCTCTCCAAGCTATGCGACATCCCCCGTTGGGCCCACAAAACTGTATGACGCGACGCAGAATTGGGTTGTAGGAACATGGAATCCAGTCGGCGACACCTCATATGTCGCCTATATCTTTGACGGGACAGGCTCAGGAAACTCAATTGATATTCTTTCATCCACGGCCAACACTCTCACCTTTGCGAGCACGCAAACATTCATTCCTGACTCCACGACTCATTACACGATCGCCGTTAAGGGTTCACCCAATGCGATGATCCGGGTTGTGGAAGGCACGCTTCGAGCCGTGTCATATGTCGTGGATAATTCAGTGGTTAATCAGAAGTTCATTATCGCCGATCCTAACGTGGATATTTCGACTCTTCTGGTTCGCGTGTATGACTATGAGAATTCATCCAAATACACCACCTTTGTGCCGTTCTCCTCGTTCTCAACAACGGCCGCAAATTCTGCCGTGTATTTTATCTCGCAGAATGTGTATGGGCAATATGAGATCTCATTTGGCCAACCTGCGGCAAACGGCGCGCCTAATTTTGGCGTGACCCTTAAGAATCTCAATGTTGTCTCCCTTGAATTTGTAGCCACTTCAGGCGTCCCAGCCAATGGTGCCTCTCTATTCACCTTTGCCTCAGGCACGGATGGGAGCGTTACCGGAACTCCAGTAATCTCAACGGTTCTCACATCCGCCTCAGGCGGAGATGCGGAGTCTATAGAATCGGTCAGATTTAATGCGCCGCAATCACTTATCACACAAAACCGGGCCGTTACGGCCAATGATTACAAGGCGATTCTCCTCAACAACTTCGCATACATCTCATCACTTTCCGTTTGGGGCGGTGAAGACGAGGTGCAATATGATCCGCGGAATGCTTCGGTCTATGCAGGACAGGTATACATCTCGATCAAACAGCTTGGCACCACATCGAACCTGAGCGCGGTTCAGAAAGCGGCCATCTCTCAGGTTCTGGCGGAAAAGCGGGTCATGACGATTCGTACCAACTTTGTGGATCCTGACTACACATACATCTATGCGGATGTATTTTTCAAGTATTCATCGAATCTGACCACTCAGCCTCGATCAGATCTTCAGGACGGCGTCAAGGCATTGGTCAAGAATTACTCACTCAATAACCTTGAGCGCTTTGACGGCATTTTTCGATATTCAAACCTTCTAGATCAGATTGATACATCAAATCCAGCGATAATCAATTCTGAGGCAAACATCTATTTCTACAAGAAGTTCACGGCTAATCCTCTGGCCTCGACAACTCTGGCCGCGTTAAAGGGAGGGAAGCTTCTTTCCGTGCAGTTTCCGGGCGGCCTTAATGGAACCGTTGATCAGGCGATTCCATTGATTCAGTCGGATTCATGGGCTTACACGCCCAATGTATCGGCCTCGGCACAAGGCATCTCTGGATCTTCAACGATCACATTGACAGGTGTTAATCCCGGAATTGCAACTGGTATGATAATTTCTGGCACGGGCATACCGGCAAAAACGGCCACATATGTTTCTGGCTCAGGAACGCAGTTGACGGTTGATACGGCCTCAGGTATCACGGTATCGGCATTAGTAACTGGCGCCAATATCCCAGCCAATACATTTGTAGCTACTGCAATCACATCAGGCGCAAACACCAATATCACACTTTCCAAATCAGCGGGGACAATGTCTGGGACCATAACATTTAATTCAACGGCCGTCACATCTCTTTCGGATGGCGCATATCCGACCCTTGCTTCCGGAGTGATATTGGGATCGACCCTGGTCTCTCCTGAAACAACCTATCCGTGTGTGATCGGATCGATTGCCTCCGGCACGGGAATTGTGCCAAGTGCTCGGGTCACGGCGATCACCCCATTGTATTTCTCGGGCTCTTCCAAGTCTTATACATCGAATGGCCTAAGGCTTGCGACCGTATCGATTGCCGACGGGCTTGCGGGCTCAGGCATCACGGCCGTTACGGGATCATCCGGCTCCTCCACGATCGTGGTCTCTTCCGCGACGGGAATCGCCGTAGGCCAATCCGTGGCCAATTGTCCGACGGCCGTGGGCACGGGCTCTTTGGGTGGAGGTATCGGCGCGGGCGCCTTGGTGACTGCAATATCTGGGACCACGATCACTCTTTCCGTCCCAAATTCCACAACCGTCACGGGCTCCGCGCAGTTTGTTAAAACGGCGGCCGGCGCCTCCATATCTGGAACTGGCGTTCCGGACAACACGCTTGTAACCTCCATCGGACCGGCCTACACATACATAAGCTCTGCTTCCTCCCATTCCTCATCTTATGTGATAACGGTCCCGAACAACACGACAAATCTCACGGGCACGATCTCACCGGGAATGGTTATATCTACGAGCTCGGGTGGGTCTGGTGGTTTTGCCGGCGCCAATATTGGCTGGTCGGTCGTTTCCGTTGCTTTAGATACGGCCAGCGCCAATCTTATAATCACATTCGCCTCACCCATCACGGGGACTGGCGGGGGCTCTGGGGCGGTAACCTTCACGGGCGTCACTCTTGGCCTGTCTGGGCCAATCACGTCGACATATTCCACCACCCTGACGGCGACGGGCATGATGATTTCCGTCTCTTCTCCACACCTTGGAGCCGTCTCATCCGCCAGCTTCAGTAACGCACATGTCGCCGAGCTATCGGCCCCGACCTCTGGGACCGTGGCCACTTCATTGCTGTTTAGTGGCCCGGAGCTGGGATATCATCTAAAGGATGGCGTGGATTCAGGATCCACGACCAATAGAAAATTGTACATGTCCACGGATAAGGCGGGAGTTCCCACGCCTGGAACTGATATCCTGGTCGGGACGCTGTATCCTGCGACCGGTAAGTGCGACCTGTATCGATCTGAAACCGGCGTAGCCTATTCGTCATCTGGAGGAGGAACGACTTCAGTCACGATCACGGACACTTCCAAGAGTTGGAACGCGGTGGCAGGATCATATCCCACGGGATATTCCGTGCTTATCACGTCAGGTACAGGCTTTGGCATCACGGGGCTGATCGCTTCGGCCACGGCCAATTCATTCACATTCACTCCGTCGGCCACATTCACACCTGACACGTCGACGGCATACGAGATCTTCATCTCGGGAGTCAACACCGCGACCGTCGCCCCAGACATTAGGATTTACTCTGAGCCGGCATCAAATGACATTGCACCCAAGCGAAATGGGCTTCTTCAGATTGACACGGCCTTGTCCACCGTGACAGGCGAGGTGGACCTGGTGGCTATCTCGGGTGCGGCGGGAATTGATGGATACACCACATTCCCACAGAATGTGGCCCTTCGATCGACATGATCGCCTGACCTGCACGATCATATAAATCATTTCTATAAACATGCTATCTACCCTTGGAACCTCAGGTCTCTCTACTCGCAATTTTGAGGCGCCCAGGTCGCCCGAGCTTATCCCTGAGCAGGTCAGGGTCTCGGCCGATGCGTTCATCTCTCTGCTCAAGGAGTACTACACGTTTCTTAACTCGGCGGATCTTCCGTCAAGCCTGCTTTATTCGTCTCTCTCGGAGGTGGATATTGACGAGACCTCCGAGCGATATCTCTCACACATCGGCGCGCAGATCGCCGCATATGTGCCGGTTGGCACACCTGGAATCAATCGCGTATCGCTCTACAAGAAAATTGTCAAGTACTATTACAACACGCGCGGCTCACGAGAATCTGCCTCCGTGTTCTTTCGCATCTTTCTTGACGCGATCATCGAACTTATTGATGGGTCATCGGGCGCACTGAATCCACAGATTCAGGGCTGGCTCTCGGCATACGGCGGGAATGCGGGAGGTGATAAGAATGTTCAGGCTTGGGCGCCATATTCATATGGGATCGTGACGGATCAAACTGGGTGGGATGCATCGTACAAGGCGCTGGTTCATCCGATCGGGTTTCGGTATTTTCAGCTTCTTCGAATCATTGTTGCGTCGAAAAATGATTGGCTTGATCTGGAATCCAAGCTCGCCGATAAGTGGAACTACACGAACCTGAGTATCATGCCAGGCATGAAGGGATGGACCATTCCCGGAACACTGGCCGAAGGGATGCTCTATGTGACGGCCGGCTCACACTCTCCGACTTCACAGCCTGACGTGCGCGTCAATGGTGCGATTATTCGCATTATCGTTCTCCTGATCCTCGAGATCGAAGGCTCACGAATGGTGGATGCGCGGGCCGATTATCAGGGGTTTCTGAAGTTCTGGGATCCCACACCGCTCTCGGAATACGGAAGCCTAACGATTGAGCGCGCGGGCAATCCGTTCACGGCCTATGATCCCACCTTTCCTGAAGGATACACGTATTTCTCAAACATCGGCGCAAACCTTAAGTATGTCACGGGCGGATTCTATGGCCTTCAGGGCAATTCATATATCGTCGCGGCGGATCGACGCGAGCAGTTCATGTCACTGACCGTTTCTGATACGGCAAGTTCAAGCGTTGGAAGTGGCGCGGTGGTCGTGAGTATGCCTGATTTTGTTAATTTCACCAAGAATTCCGTGACCGGGACGACGGGTTCAACAACCCTAACCCTGACGGTCTCTGACACGAATGTGGTTCCAGGATTGTTTGTGAGTTCAGTCGTGGGGTCAGGAGGCCCTCAATTTTCACCTAATACATATATCACGGCCGTTTCAGGCGCCACCATCACTCTTAATCAGGCAATCACGAGTGGCACGACAGGTATTGTGAGTTTCTCAGGCCAGATATACAATCTATCCGTTCCGAACGCGGGGAATGTGCGCCCATCTGCCCAGACCGCGACCTTTAATAGTTTCACCAAAGCGATATCATATGGCACAGGGTCGGCATTATCATATCCAAATGTGGATCCTCGAGTCATCGTGGGCATGTCCGTGAGTTCATCAGATCCTGGAATAGTATTTGCCACCGGATCCACCACGATCACAGGTGTATCGACTCCGACGCCTATTGCCGTTATTCCTTCCGTGACGGCCGGTGAATATAATGCATTTGGTTCAGGCACAACGTTTGCACCCACAAGCTCGGTCCAGGCAGGTCTTAGTTCATTTCCATATTTGTACAATTCTGGAATCGTGGCCGGAATGTCGATCGCCGGAGCTAATCTTCAGGAAGGTACGGTGATCACGGCCAATGTTAGTGGATCTTCACTGACAAGTTCAAGCCTCACGGTCCCTGCTACGGGCGCGATCGTTAATTTCAATTCTTCGGCCAGCTATGCTTCAGGATGGTATCGTGTCACACACGAGTCAGGATACAATACTATGTTTGTTGGCTCCGGTGGAGCTGGTGGAGCTGGGTATGACTCATCGGCGATCACGGTGTATTCATCTGGATCCACATACAGGGCCTCTTCAGGATATGTTGGCTCACAGGCCCTTTCCGGATATGTGGACTTTTATCATACGGGTGGCACAATTGACCTTCAGGCATTTCAGCCATCGGATCTCTCATACACCTCTAACGTGGGTCATTCGGCGTCATACACCTTGAGCACGGCACCATATCTTCAACTTTCTAAGAGTATACCTGCACCCGCGGCGATCATCAATGCCATTAGTGCCATATCAGGCGATTCCGGCTCAACGATGTCGTACACCATGTCGGCCTCATCCGTCGTGATACAGAGCGATCAGATTGAAGGAATTTTTTTCGGTGATTCAGTCACGGGATTTGGCATTCCGCCTAATACGACGGTCACGGGTGTTTCAAATAAACAAACGAATGGGAGCGTGTCATTTGCTACCATTGCGCTGTCAAATGCTACAACTTTAGGCTCAAGCGATTACAAGTCCACGGCTAATCCAATAATTAGCTTTCAGAGGCCGGCGGGCGCATCTGGTCAGATCGCGACGATAAGTCAAGCTCTTCCTTCTCCTGGATCTGGAACCATCACGATCTCATCGGGCACACCATCCGCCGCAGGAAACACGCTAACATTCTTTCGAGGCCAGGGATACGCAACCTGAGGACTCATATAAATAACCTTACAACGTAATATATGGCAGCAATCATCACACAGCGCTTTCGTAAGAACAATGTTCAGGCCATGTTTGACGACATGAC